TCAGGCCGTCATCGAGGCTTTTTTTGGGTTATCTACCATCTCCAGCGTTTGTTGGGTCAGCCAGCGCGCCAGAGATGGATCGGCGGCGTCGAGCTCTTCAAGCTCGGCCGGCATCCAATGCTGTGCAGGGTCAGGCGATTGGCTCCAGATCTGCGCGAGCCAGGCAGTCCAGCGCGCCTTCCAGGCGTGCTGCCAGGCTGCATATTCCTCCACCACCTTCTGCGTCTTTTCGCCATCCTTGAATTCCTGCCCGCGGCGCATAAAGTCAGCCAGCAGATCGAAGCGCACGCGGCGCACCGATTCTGGCGGGTTGACCCATACCTGGATGGCTGCATCGCCGTATTCCGGCGCATAATCGGCCAGCTTTATCGGCCGGATGACCTTCGGCACAGGGAACCTAGGCATTGGCTTACACCGCGTTCCAGGAGGTTGTCACTTCGGCGGCAAGCATGGCTGCACCGGTGGGATCATAAAGGCCATGAATGAGGGCTTTATAGAGATAATCTCCCTCGGCATCCGAGTCCATCGGGGTGACATATTCCGGCACGCCCCATAGATCCAGCTTCAGCAGGTGCGTGTCTCCGGATCCGATCTGTGGACCAGGTACTTTGATCTCGAAGGCATAAGGGGTTTTGGGGTTGGTCTTACTGGCATCATAAAGCGCCACCGAATCGGCATTGCCTTCGAGCTCGAGCGTTAACATGAAGTCCAGGTAGCCTTCGCCATGCGCGTCAAAAGTCAGGCCATTGCCGTGGAACTTGGGATGCGCCCCGTTCAGGAATTCAACCTCCCAGGAGCGCAGCCAGCCGGTCTTCAGGGTCGTTCCCTTGTTGGCCCAGAGTGCGTCCATGTAGAGCTTTGTCAGGTTGGCAGCCATCGGCGTGATAGCAGGTTTCGAGAGCGCAGCAGTAAATGTGGTTTTCTCGACCTTGTCGCCGAAGCATTCCAGCGAGGCGCGCACCGCCTGATTCTGGCCCATCGAGCCGCCCAGCACCAAGCGTTTGGCCATCAGAAACTTGGTGATATAGGCTTGCTGGTTGTCGCCGTATTCCAATGTGGCCGAATCGGGATTGTTGGCGGCAGTCAGCGAGGGCGTAAAGGTCCACTTGTAATCGCCCTGGCTCGGGGTTTGTTCCACGGCTGTCACCGCGCCCTTAAAGAACAGGCTCATCATCAGCGGCAACATCTGGAAGTAGGCGCCATTCTCCGGCGCGTTCAACGTCAGTCCATCCACCAGCCACTGGTAGATTTCGCCTTCGTTGGCGCGGGCGCGGATGCCCAGGTTGTGCGACGGGTAAACTGGCGTGTGATCATCCGGCACTTTGTCCACGCTGCCCAGCCAGATGCGCGTGGCGTTCACCTCCGTGCCATGCGTAGACGGATTTTCCAGACCATATTGCACCTTGTAAAATGCACGCTCACCCATTGGCGGCCTCCTTCTCGATATCAATCAGTTGATAGTCGCCGTGCTCGACAGCGGCTTTGAATTGCTCACCCAGACCCAGGGCGTAGGCATCGGATGCCGTTACATCCTTCGGCAAGCCGGGGATGCCATCGCCATCGCCGCAGTAGCGGTAAACCTGGATCTGTTCGATCTGTATTTTCTTGTTCATAAATGCCTCCATACACGGCGCGCTTACAGACCAAACGTCAGCGCGCCGGTGATATTTTCCTTGACTTCCCAATGCACGAGCAGCCCGCGGTGCGCATTCCGATCCTCGCCCCAGCCCAGCTCGACCAACTGGATCGCCCCATTATCCTTCGGGATGATGAAGTGCTCCACCAGGCCGCCAAGCTGGTAATGGGCGGCAGCAGCTTTGAGCACACGCCCGACAAACAACAAAAGATAAGGCAATCCCTCCATTTGCAAGTTGGGAAGAATATGCAGCTCGGTAAGACCATGCCAGATCAGCGTATCCACGCCGCCAGCAGAATATTCCGGTTTGCAGTCGGTGAAATAAGAGATTGCGCATGGATAAAGATCGCTGCTCAACGCTCCGGGGATGTCGGCGCGTTCGTAGAGCCGGAATGAGTGCACGGTCCCGCCCTTCCCATTATCCATCTCGAAAACCTTTGCAACTGCGTCCAGCCAATTCTCGATCATCTCACTGCTCACTGATTACTATCTCTCACGGCACTGCCAGCTCGTTAACAACAGCCTCGTTGGCCACTGCCATGATCACATTGATGCCCGGCTGGACCGACTCAAATGCACGCTTCAGAAAACCGCGCGCGGCAAAGCCAGGGTGAACGCCGATTGTGCGCCAGCCGCCGCGCGTTTGAACATGCACGCCTGGTATTTCTTCGTCTTTGGCTATTGCCTTTCGATAATGCGCTTGCCCCTTCTTGGTGCGCACTGTGCTGCCTCCGTAAAGCGGGTGTTCGCGCGCGCCGTATTCAACCACATTGATGTAGTATGGTTGCCCGCGGCTGGCGGGCCAGCCTGCATAACCGGTGATATTGAGAGCTTTGCCCGTCACTTTCGTGCGAAACTTGCTGATGGCATAGCCGGTCAGCACCGGGATACCGCTGACCACTTCCACGCCGGCCAGGGCGGTGGCCTGCTCCATCGCCGGGCGGAAGTGCTTCTCGGCGATCTCGGGGTAGACCTTCAACAACAGGATCTGCTTATCCAGGTCTTCAGACATAACGCCAATCTTGATGCTCATGCGCCCACCTCGTAGTTGGCTTCGATCTTCTCCAGCAGATCGCGTGGGAAGGCATCGTTATAGAAGACTTGCCCCAACTCGGCATTGCCCACCCGCCCGGCATAAGCGGAATCAGCCAGCTTTTTCATCAGACTGGCAATGGCGCGCGCCAGCAGGTTGATGTCATCGGGCGGGAGATAGCGGGAGATGGCAGTCTCTTTGACATGCGCGGCGGCGGTCGTGCCGTTGACACCGCGCTCGACCGCGAAGGTGCGATAGACAGCCACGCTGTCACTTATACTGTGAGCGGCTTTCTTGGTATTGTTCCAGCCGCGCAGCACCAACCATTGGGTGGCATTCTTATCCACGATCTTCATCTTCTCGAAGCCGACGCGGATGACTTCGCCGACGCTCGCCGCCAGCACATCCACGGGGGTGAGCGTCTCACTGGCGCTATCCAGCGCCACGGATAGTGTAGTAATCGCCGCGCTGGGATCGCCAACGCCGGCCACCAGGATCTGCTCATCGCCGATCAGCAGCCCCATACCGGGCGAGAGCTTCGAGCCGTCCGCTACATATAGCGCCACGCCATCGCTGGCCAGTGGGTTGTTTTTCACCACCACGCCGGCTGCCACGCATTTCTCGTACTTTCCCCAGCGGCCGGTAATGCTGACACCCTCCGGTTCACCATACCATGCCCCAAGATTGGTTGCATCAGGATCCACCAAGAGCGACGTATAAGGGCCATTTTCCCACATCCGCCCGGGCTCATTTCCGCCCATTAGGATGTAATCACCGGCCACCAAGGTATCATCGTCGTTAACGATGGATGTCACGGCCAACAGCGGTGGTACTGCCAGGCGTGCGCGCCCGCCGCCATTAAATTTTTTGGTCTCAATAAACGGGATAAACGCGCCAAGGCGTTGATCAATCCAGGCGTTGGCGGCGCGGATGTGCTTCATGATCGCCGCCTCATCCCCGCCGGTGAGCGGGGAGAGATCCGCGATCACGTCGGCCACGGTGCAATACTGGCGCGCCAGCACGCCGGCGGCCGGCGTCCCAGTCACGCCAGGGGAGGTTACAGGGGTGCCATGCGATGTTCCGCTCATGCGCTCACCGTGATTTCTTCGGGATTGGTAAAGGTATAGCCGCCGAGCTGCTTCCAGAGATAATAATCGCCCGCATCGAGCATGAATGTGACTTGGCCGGAGGCGTCGGTATAGCTGCGCGCTACGATGTTTTCTCCCGCTTCATCGGTTGTGATCCAAACATCCACGCCGTCTAGCGGGTTGGTACCGTCATCCACCGCGCGCGTCCAGGATATTGAGCCTGCGGTCAATGTGGCGCGGGTGGAAATCTTTGCATCGAGGTTGTCCAGGCGGGAATCGTCATCCAGCAAAGGATTAGTGGGCACAAACGTCTCGGCAGAGCCATCCCACTGAACCACCCGACTGGCTATTGGCGCACCATCGGAACTCGGTGACGGCGAACCTCCGGCCTGAACGTAGACGGCAACCCCATACACGCCTGCATCCAAAGCAGGAAAGTCCCCCCTGTAAATGCCAGTTGTGGATGCCTCGGTCAGCGTAATCGCATACGTTGCCCAGTTCGCAATAACAGGACTCTCGAAAGCGGAGCCGTTCCAAGCGCTCCCTTCCGCATCCACGATAATTGCGTAGAGCGTTTTACTTGTTTGATATATTGCCACAATTTTCTCGGCCATGCGTGCCTCAGATAAACCAAAACGATTGTATTTTTACCGTGCCACTCAATAATTTGACGGACACAGTACGCACAGCAACACTTCCTAAATCTTTACCATTTTCCCATAGGAACATGCTTACATACGCGCCGCCATTCAACGACACACCGACGCTTGGAGGTACAGGCGCATCACCTTCCACGCCATCACTTATGCCCAGGCTGCGAAACGCAACAGGAGCAGGAAGTGTCATCGTAGCCCCAACCTCACTGGACACGTAAGCTCCATTCACATCCACAATCCATGTACCAGTACGTGAGCAAGTATTGGCATAAACGACCTGCGGCGTAGCCTCGAAATCCGCACTGTCCGCTCGCAAACGGGCAGGCAACGACACCGGAGGCAGAAAAGCCGCCATCTGCGCCTCAACTAAAGTGGCAATCGTGGCATGACCGAAGTCGTTTGGGTGAACGGTATCGGCGAGGTATTGCGTCAGATGATAAGGTACAGGCACATTGGCCTGCACTTCTGCGGCGAAATCAGCGTAAGGGATGCTGTAGTGCGTGAGCAACGCTACCCAATCATCGTGTATCTGCTGGTCGGTATTAGTCGGGTCATCCACATGCACATCAGCCACTCGGATATTGAGTAAGCCAATGAGCTTGGTATTCGGCAAAGCGACGCGTAGGAGTCGAATAATCGCCTCAGCCGAATAGCGGCTGCAATTATCGTCCTCATCGTTGACCGCTGAATCAATGACAATCGTGCGGGGTCGGAGAGCTATCAAAGCCGCCAGCCTAAACAAGTTTTGCCAGGAATGGCTGCCAGTTACCGCCGACCAAGACACTTCCTGGAATGCGTAGGGATATGTGACCGCCAACCAACTGTGAACAAGGTTACGGAATTTGTGTGCATCGTCTGAGGCGTTGGAGCCTTTGGTAATCGAGCCTCCAAGATACCCATCCCGGCAAGGATACTCCCGAAATGCTAAGGTTGTACGTTCGTCAACCGTAAGCAATCGAGACCAAATAGCAACGTGCGCCAAGTCACCAGAATAGAACTCGCCTCCGGGCGGATATTTACCAAACTCGATGATTGTTGGTACATCGGTCAAGGATGGCAAAGTACTTACCCCATCCAGGAGTGTAGTGCCGCCGTATATTCGCAGGTAATCGTTTGCTTTCGACCACTGCACTACCAAATCTACAAATTCAGCCGAGATATGCTGGTATTTTACCGATTTCCACACAAGTGGGTTAGCACCATACAAATAGTACACACGCACCTCACGTGCGTTGTCATGCTTCTGAACCAGGATGCGCTGCGAGCCATCCGCGTTGGACAGGTAGAAAATTCTCTTCATATCCACACCTTCCGACACGACGGGTGTCATGCGGATATGGAGCAGCATTGTTCCTTCGTCTCTATCAATTGCGTTTGCCAAACCCGATGAAAACAAGTCCACCCATCCAGCCACGCCATCAAAGTGGCACGCCTCTCCGCCATCCCCTACCCCATCCACAAAGGACAAGCCTGACAACGATGGACTGCCGTCAAATCCGTTACCAGACAGGTCAGCATAATCCCCGTCCAACGGCCAATAGGCCACTAGGTCGGGAATTGCCAGAACTTTTTCCTGATATGTTTGCTCTGGCGTGGACGCTTGCCCGATGAGCGGAATTAGCACGAGGCCTCTCCGTTCTTATTGTGAGTGATTCTTTTCACCATTTTGCCATCAATGGTGCAAGTAATCGTGTCTACCGCACCATTCTTTTTGTACGTCCAGTCCCATCGTTCAACCGTGCCGTCAGGATTTCTCCAGACACGGCTGATCTGACCGAACTCACCATCTTTGGCTTCGAGTAGTATCGGCTCTGGTTCTGGCACAGGTATTTGACTCACAAGTTGCTCCACCAGAGCAATCAGTTGCGGCTTAGACATTTTCTGATAATCAGTAGCCACCAAGTTATCCTCGCACTAAAACCAAATAATCGTTGGCTGTTTTCACATCGTTGCTGCCACCACCGCCATAGGCGCACAACTCGGCGCTAGTTGTCCCATTAGCCTTCGTGGTGGCCGTCCAATAATAACTGGATACCCAAGTTGGAAATGCGACTGCATCTGGCCTAGCGTTGGGTTGCTCACAATCTCGAATGGAGTTCGCCTCGTTGATGTTGGGAACACGCCAGTCAGTATAGCCGCCAAGCGCAGCCGCGCAAGCAGCCGCAGCATAGGCAAAAATGTTGGAGCATACGACCTTAATTGCCCGACTGCCGCCAGCCACTTCCGCCACTAACACTTGATTGCCAGGGTCAACCACAATGTCAGTGTTACCTCCAACATAGGATACAGACAGTACTCGCAATCCTGGCAGGTTGTTCACAGCGTTGGCAAAACCGGAGCAGAATAAAACCTCGCCAGCGAAAAATCGCGTGTGCTCATCTGTGCCTGTAATGCGTAGAATGTTGCCTGCAACCATTGCCAAATCCGCCGCAGCAGGATGGAGAGTGTAGCACGTGGCAGCATTGTACCAATTCATTTTGCCATCTGAGGCTGCGCCGACCAAATCGCCATAAGACGAGTACCGCATCCACATCTTGAGCGTGTTTTGGTCAAGCACACAGTTGTTGGATTTGCTCACCCGCTTACAAATGGTAATGTACGCCCCTGCCACCTCATCCACCAAACTTTCGTTGACAACAACCGCGCCGGCAACTCCACCCGTTGCCACCGTATATACACCATCGTTGGAAACAGAACCGACAATACGGATCGTGTCGCCGGTCTTGACCGAGGCCAACCCAGACGCGCTATCTGCAATCGTCTTTGTGGCTGCGGTGAACGACAAAGTGGCCGCCGCATACTCAGGCACATCCAAGTTGACCGTCCCGGAATACTGTCCCGTTGACAGGACAGTATACTTTTGCGCCAACCCCTTGCGCTGATCGCCATCGTCCCCTATTGCGTAGCAGGTCAATTGTGCCGTTGCTACCGGACGTCCTCTAGCACCTGGCAAAATCAGCCCACTCATTTAGGCCTCCGTAAAGTGCCCAGTAATTGACAACTTTCCTGTTACGCCCGCTCCGCCAGCCGCGAGCGTAATCACCAGCGCTTTGTTGGCTGCCGCTTGCTTCTTCGGTCGGGCAAACTCGATGCTGCCGGGGCCCGACTGGTCAATATCCAGACTAAACACAGTCACGCCGTCGTCTGTAATGAGCAAGTTGCCGCCAACCGGAATGCCACCAACATAACTCCATGCGATGCCAGTGACGACATGGCACTTAGTGGCATCTGCCCCATAGGTAACGACAGCAGCGGCATTGGCTGCGGGGGCATGGACGTCAGCCGACGCGCATACCGTGCGGGTCTGTTCGACTTTTAGGCCACCAGAGCCACCCAAAGCGGTTGGCAGGAGTGCCAAAATCGCCGCCAACGTAGCTTGGGTGGCCGCGCCAGTTGGCAAGGCGGAACGGGTGACATCCACGCCAAGACCATAGGTATTGTCTACTGGCGCGCGCTTGTCAGCCACGGCATCTTTGATTTCCACCGCGCCGATCTCGATGTCGCCGACATCCACCACAGTGTCAGTGGCAAAGCGAAAGGTTCCATCGCCCGCATCCACTAGCTTGATGCGTTTGAAAGTGCTCGAATTGTGGTCAAATAGATCAATGTATGTATCTGCCATTTCGTACCTCGCTTACTTGTTGTGCTTGTTCTTGGCGACTTTCATCTCCGGCTCAATGCTCTTGCGCGCCGGCGCGGGCGGTACTTCGTTGATCAACACATCCTCGATGACCTTCCAGCCCAGCCTCCGGTGATCCTGAACGCACAACGGTGAGACGTAGATGATCTCACCATCCTTTTCCATTTTGACGAATTCATCGGCCATTGTTCACCTCATTTCAGGAATACCAGATCTAGAGCGGTTTCGCCATCCGGCGTGCCGGCTGGTTCGTAGAGGTTCTTCTCGATCTCATCGGCATCCAGGGTCAATACACCGCCAGTATCGTCTTCGCCATCAAAGAGCATCTTGAGCATAAAAGCCTCGTAATCAATGGATTGCGGTAGGCCGAAGATGTCCAGGCTGCCCACCTCTACTGCGTCGCCGCTTTCGTGGACCTGCTCCGGTAGATCGATCTCAACTACCTCGGCAAAGGCCAATATGCCTTCAATCGTATCTGTGCCATCCAGAGCAAACGTCTCGCTAATCAATTCCTTGAAGACATTTCGCCCGATGATGGTCACATTGCCCGTTATCCCAGATGCGCTTCCGGTCACGGAAAGAAGGCGCGGCACATCCGGTTGGGTGATGCCTTCCGTGATTTCTTGGGGCTCTTCCCCAAGGTCGGCAGCGGCCAGGATGGTATTGGTATCCCCGGCCTCTGGCGTGATGCGGTAGTCCACCACGCTCAGCGCGCTTACCCCGCCGCGATTGATCGCGGCATCCGGCGGGAGAGTCATTTCTTGGAAGCCGACTTCGATCCTGGAACGTGTCCAGCCAAGGGCTTCGTGCGCTGAGACCTGTGTTTCATCCACGTAGATGTCATCCAGGTCGCTTTTTTGCATGACTACTTTTGCCATTTTGCCCTTCCTTTCAGGAAGGTGACAGCCGCCCGCAGGCGACTGTCACCCATTGGCAGGAGAGAGGGTTAGCCGAGCAGGTTAGCGACGTGCTCCGGCTTGATCACTTTGACGCCCCAGACAACACGCAGGTGGTAGACGCCCATCATGAAGCCAGGGTACCACGCCAGCTCGAACGAGATGCCGGTGAGCGGGTCGGTGATGATCTGGGTATCGGTGGCCAGATCGCCTTCCTTCGGCGTCACCGGCAGGCGGGTTGCCAGAAGCACGGCCTGGCGCCGGAAGCCGGTGTTAGCAGTGTAGTTGTTGCCTACCGTGATCGTTTGCCCATCGGTATGGGCCACCTTCAGGCCGGGTGCGCCGATCGCGAGCGAACCTTCCGCCAGGGCTGCGGTGACTATGTATTTGTTGGTGTCGCCCTGAAGCACGATCACATCCCCAGCCAGGATCGTGCCGGAGCCACTCTTGGCCGCGATGGTCGTCGCCCCGATCGCGTGGCTGCCATTCACCACCCAGCTCGTGCCGGTGCCTTTGGTATGCACCTGGATCTGCGCACTCTCGCGAATATCGAATCCATGCAAGGGCAGTAACACACCTTGGCGAGCGAACGATTCTGTGCCCGCTTCGTTGACTTTCGTCAACTGTCCCATTGTGCGCAACTTCGCGCCCGCCGCAGTGTCAATGACGAGCTGCAAGTCAGTCTTGGGGGTGCCGTTATCGAGCAGGATCTTCAGGACATTGGCGGGGTCGCTCAGGTCGCCGGCGAATGGGGTTGTGCCGGCCGTGCCATAGGCACGCGAGGCGGCGCGGTAGATAGCCGTGGCCAGGTCAGTCTCCATCTCGTTAATTGCCGCCCGAATCGCCTGCGCGATCTGGTCCTGCTGGATGGTCAGATAGCCTGAACCCTTGTCCACCGCGTTCTGCTCTTCACCGCTCCAGGAGAACGGGAAGAAGCGGCTCTTGGAAATGGTCAGGTCCTTGTTGCCGATGGTCTGGTCGGCTGCCGAGGGCAGCGACATGGCCGGGGTGTTGTTTCCGCCGGCAGCGTTGGCCGGGGCTTGCGCCACGCGCAAAGTCTGCCCGATCGCCACGCGGTCAGCAGTTGGATCGCGCATCACCGCCGGGATGAAGCCGGCGAGCTCGCGCGAGACGACATCCAATGCGGCATACGCATCGGGAATCAGGTTGGTAAGGGTATTAGGCATTGCAATTTACTCCGTGATCTTGCCGCCATGCTTGATAAACTTCATGCTTTGTGCGGCGGATAATTGGTTGAAATCTTTCCGGCTCATGGTCAATACCTCGACCGGCGCCGGCTTTTCGGGTTCGGCGAAAAGCGCCGTAAGGTCAGTCTCTGCCGCGCGTAGTTTCTCGCGTTCAGCCAGGGTCTTCTCGATCTGCTCTGCCAGGCGTGCAACCTCGCCGGGTTCCTCGCCCTTGCCCATCAAGGCTTCCCACTCGATGCGTTCAGTTTCGCTGAAGTCACGGCTTTCGCCATCGGCGAGGTCGGCAAGCTGCCGGGCGCGGGTGATCTTGGCGGCGCGTTGCGCCTGGATTTCTCGTATATTCATGATCGTTCCTCCTTGAACGGTAATACTTTCGGCGGCAGCCAACTTTTCGAAATGTTCAGCCCGGCGCGCCTGCGCCGCGGCTTTTAACTGCTCCGCCTCCGCTTCGCCGGTTACGGCGATTTTAGCAGCCGCCTGGCCGCCATCCTCCGCCTCTTCCACCGGCTGCACCGGCTTAGCAGCTTCCGTCTCGTTTGGCTTTTCGCCGCTTTCTTCTTGCACTGGCGCGCCCAGGAGTGATAGCTTGAACTCCTGCAAACGCGCGCCGATCACATCGGTATTCTCGACCGCTGGGCTGTTCACCGCGCTGGTCTCTCGCCCCTGCGGATTGATGAACAGCAGTTGGCAAACCTTCTCTCCCTGGTCAGTCTGGTACTTACGGCCCGGGTAATGCAGGCAATTCGCTCCAAAAAAGGACGAATTGCAGATGGTGCAGATCACATCGTCATAAAACCACCCGATCGAGAAGCGGTCCATCTTCCCTTCCAGAAAATCGGTCATGCCGCGCCGCGTCGTCAAACGTACATCCTGCACGAAGACGCCGCTGTCCGACTTTGAAGCCAGGATTGTTCCATCACGCGAGTCTACATGCTCGGTATCATGGTCCCGCAGGAACGGTTTCTTCTCAAAACTGGCTGCAAATCCTGGCAGATCGGCGTCATTGAACAGGTACGGGTTTCGGTTCTTGCCCGTGCCAAAGACCCGCGCCGTGAAATCCAAATGCTCTATTTCGCCGCTCTCGATCTTTGGCAGCAGCTCCGCGCGTGGCGGCAGTTCCAGTGTCTCGATCAACGGCAGTGAATAAAGCACCGGTAAGAGTTTCTTATCGAGTTTCAGCGTATCCATTGTATTGCCCTTCCTCTTGGGGAATCCCAAGATCATCCCATCGGTATAGTAACCGTGGTCGCTGACCCATTTGCGCGCCCTCTCCTTCGTCCAGCCCGCGGACTTCTCGAAGACCACCGATTGCGTATGTGTCTTGTTCGGCGCACGCCGGTTTACATTAGGCATCCTGCCCTCCGGCGTGACTTAGATATTCATCCAGCAGGATCAAGCGCACTTGCTCCGCCAGGCGTCCGGGATTTTCGGCGCTCCAACGCTCGGCAAGCCCCTCTACCTCTTCGGCGCTCTTCACGCCTTCTAGCGCCGCGCGTTGCGCTGCCAAATAAGCGTCGAAACAGGCTTGCAGCCCCGCCTCGCCCGCGATGGCCCACAGGTTGCGCATGGACACCAGCAACGGCTCGGCCTGGCGCCGGATGAAAGCCGGTTGTTCCTGGCTGTAGAACGCATCCAGCCAGGCAGCGAACTCTTCAGTCTGACCTTTCGCCAGGAATCGCCGCGCTGCGCCCCTCACGTCGTTGGCCTCGCGTTTCACCACCCGCCCCAGCACATCTTGCCAAAGTGGATCGAATGCCGATTGGTTGGCCGGCGCGCCGTTGCCCACTATCGCCATGTTCTGCGGCACCAGGAATTCGTCCAGCCCCGGCGCGGGGTTTAAATTCTCCCGTATGCGCGCCTCGTTGCGGCTCATGAAGCACGCCACCGTGATAGCCTTGGTATATGCCTCGTAGCGCGTGGCAATATCGCCGCGCAGTAAGCCATCGAATAAATGCTCAAAATATGCCCCGCGCGCCCGGTCGGTCTCTAGCAGCAATTGCTGCCCAAGTGCCTGCTCGATGCGCACGGTATACGCCCGCAATGTATGGTTGACATATCCCTGCTCCTGGCTGTCGATCCCGCTGCCCCAGCTCGTGCTGCGCTCCACGTCACCCAGCATGTGCGGCGGCAACGGTCCCAGGATGCGGTTGATCTCTTGCAACTGGAATTTGCGCGTTTCCAGGAACTGCGCATCCTCCGGCGGGATGCCGACCTCTACCACTTTCATCCCCTCCTCGGCCACGAAGACGCCATGCGAGTTCTCTGTTCCCTCATGCTCCTCGATGAACGAGGTTTTCAGGTTTTGTGCCGCCTTAGTGCTGAGTTGCTTCGGATGCTCCAATACGATGCCCGGCCTTGCATCCTTCGCGAAGAATTTCGAGCCAAATTTCTCGGTCGCCAGCGCCAGGCCGATCGCATTGCGCGCCAGGCTGATTCGGCTATAGCCCACCAGCCCATCGAAGCCAAAAGCCGGGATATGCAGGATCTCATCCCGCAAGAAAGTGCGTGGCTGCCCGTTTGATGTGATGTATTTATAGAGCTTCTCGCCTTTGACCCGTTGCACAGTCATGCGGTCCGGGCGCAGCGGCCATAGCTCCCGGACCACGCCGCTCTTGTCCCCGATCATCTGCGCGTAGAAGTTTCCCCAGGCGATCAAATGCCCTGCGATCAGCTCGCGGAAATTCAGCGCACTCATTTCTGGGTTTGGCGCGTCGTGCATCAGGCTGTAATAGGGATTGCTAATATATCGAAACCGTCCGCCCCCGCTTTGTCGCCCATAAAGGATCAATGGCAGGCTGGCCGTATCCTGGGCGATCAGTGTAATGATTGCGATCACGCCCGATACAGTGATGGCGTTTTCAACGGTGATAGGCTCATTGCTCTGGCTCTTTTCCCTCACCGCGCCCACGCGCCCCCGGGCTTCTTGATCCACCGGTGTATTCGCGTTGGCCAGCATGAACATGGACGGTTTGAGTAACATCACTCCGCCTTCCGGCTGCTGTGCCATAACGCGACGTAGCTGTTGCTCACGGCCACCGCCGCCAGGAGCGCCCCAACGACAATCAAGGCCACCGCAATGGATACACCCACAGACAGCCCGGCGAAAAGCATCGCCAGGCCGCCATAGTAGAACCAGTCATTACAATCGGGCTTCATTTGCATCTATGTCATTGCGAGATCGGCTTGCTTGTCGAGCGAAGCAATCTCCTAGCTATCTTAAAACACAAACGCCGACCAGTTTGGCAGCTCGCGCTTCCGATACTGGTCGGCGGTAAACTCGACCGTTCCCTTATTTCGTTGGCTTACTACCATAGTATAGCACGATTTTGAAAATTTTCAACATTTTTCAACCCGTTGCGCCGCCATTCTCATCTTGCGAACTCCAACGGTAATATGGCCTGAATATCTCCGTTTCGATAAGTTTGCGGAATCAATATGTCAGCGTTTGGATCGGCGTCGCTCCACCTTTGTGGATAAGTTCGCAATGTGATCAATTCTCTAATTCTTCTTTCTTCCTCAGCATTGATCAAGTCGATCATTGGCTTGCCAAGTTTATCGGCCCTGGCATTGATTTCATTCTGCACTCCCAAAACTTCACCAAGTGCCCATTCGCGGGCCTCCAAAATTAACGGCCCCTTGCGGCTCGGATGGCTAGAATAGTTGCCGTTCTTATTGCGTTCTCCGTCTTTTTGTTTCCGATGTCTGAAACTGCGAAGTTCAATATAGAGTGGCCGCATTCGTTTTAGTGGTTGCAGATAGGACCATTCCGGGATTGATAATACATGATCCAACGCTAAATCTTTACTTGCCAGTGGACATCCAATACAACCTGTCCGGGCGTGGATTTCTTCGGCCGCTTCCCCTCCATAAACCTGTGCCACAAACATTACGGATGGAATAATTGCAGGCGCTTCAAATAGTAGCCAGTCCCAGATATGGCATACTCGCCAGTGGAGCAATGGGGCGAGTGTATCGGCGACGCTTTTCGGTGTAGTTTTCTGAAACCATCCTTGTCCACATTCAGCGGCATTACGGTTACAACTCAAAGCGATCCTGGTATCCCGAATGACGCTTTCTCCAATACGCACCCCGGTAAGCATAAGAAACTTTTCCCCATGTTCATCTCGCAATGTTTTCAAGGCGTTTATCATTGGCTCAATCTTGATCTTTGCTGTACACCAGCGGAGTGTATTATTATTGGGTGGCGGGACACCTCGCCCAAGCATATAGACAAAATAACGGTTATCCAAATCAGGCAAAACAATCCGTGCTATATATCCCTTCTGGAGCACAGTTTCGAGTGTTTTTTTAGCGCCAATTTCAAGAGGGGGGATTTCCTGACGTGTATCGGAATATAAAACAGTAAGCGATTCGGGGGCAATGATTCTGCCCTGGGCAATCAACCATAAAACGACCGAGACCAGAGCGCTGCTATCTTTACCGCCACTATATGCAATGGCCCAATGCCGGTACTTTGCTGCATAGGTATTAAGTGATGCAACAGTAATATCAATCGCTTCCGCAAGCGTTAATCGCGAATTCTCAAAAAGAGTTTGCTGTTGTCTCATTTCTCGCCGTCTCACAACTTTAGTATTCCCCGATCCTCATACACCGAAGGCCCAGAACCGGCCTCGTAGAACTTGGCGCGCGCCATGCCGCACACCCAGGCTGCGATCGGATCAATCCTTTTCGCACGCAGCTCCGTTTTGCCGTGGTGTTGCTTGACGTACTTCTTTTGGTGGTTGCCGTTGACAAATATACTGGTGTTGCCGAAGGCCCAGCGCACCAAGGGGTTATTCTCATGCGTAACCTTCTTCGAACGCAGTTGGATCTCGATCTCATTCATCGGGTCCGTCAGCTCCGCCACCCGCTGCGGCACATCCACGCAGGCGATGCCGGTTTGGGTCAACCGCTGGAGCAGCATGGCGGCAAAGCTGCGGTCGCTGCCCATTTCTTTGATGTTGAATTGCGCTTTCAATTCAAGGATGTGCTCCTCGATCGAGGTGTAATCGATCATGTCGCCCTCGGTCGGCATGATCCAGCCATCCTGCGCCCACTTGTCGTAAGGCACTCGATCTTCTTTGATCCGCGCCTGCATGTCCTGTTCCGGGATCCAGCAATCCCAGCACACCCGCCAGTCGTCATGCTCCCGCTGCGGTGGAAAAATCAGGCAGATCGCCGAAAGGTCTGTTGTGGTGGAAAAGTCGCCGCCCAGATAGCAATCCTCTCCGGCCATGTCTTTCCGGGTCCACGTCCCCACCGTGGCATCAAAGAGATCGAGTGGCAGCCAGGAGGTCAACTTGGTGGTTGGCCATTGGCTTAGGTGCAGCCATCGAAACAGGCGCTCATCCTCAGGCGCAAGTTTAGCTTCCTTCGCCAGGTCACGCAGGTCTTCAATGCGTAGGGAAATATCTAGTGATGGATTCGCCGCGTACCAATTGGCCTCGTTCCAGATGTCCTCCCCGTTGTAAGCGTAGATGACAGGGTACCACGTGGGAATATCCTTGGCCGTGTCGCCCGCGGCGCGCGCCTTTAGCACCGCCTCGGCTTTACTATGCACCTCCCAGCAGATTGAGACACGATCTGGGTCATCGCCGGATGTGGTTAGAAACCACCAGATCGGTTGCCGGCGTGCCAGTCCCGCGCCTTTTATCATTGTGTCATATAAGGCGCGGTTGGGCTGGACGTGCAGCTCGTCGAAGATGCAGCAGGAGATATTCCAGCCATGTTTGGTGTAGGCTTCGGCAGAGACCACCTTCAAGAGCGTTCCGGTTTCCCTGTTTTCGATCTCGCGCAGACTATCGCGGATCTTGACACGGGCACGCAGCTCCTCATCCTGCTCGATCATCGCGACCAGCGGCTCATAGATGTCCACCCTTGCCTGCTCGCGGTCCCCGGCGCACAGCACAATCTGCCCATGCGGTTCGGTCTTATCGTAAAGATGCTTCAGCCCCACCGCACTTCCGAGCTGGCTCTTGGCGTTCTTCTTGGCCGTCTCTACGTACACGTAGCGGTATTGCCGCACCCCGCGCGGCAGCAGCGTACCGTAAACATCCCGAACGATCTTCCGCTGCCAGTCCATCAACTGGAACGGCTGGCCGTAGAAGTCGCCGGTCAGCTTGAGCAATTCGATAAAGCGGGTGACGCGGTCCGCCGCGCGTATATCAAACATCAGGACGAATATAGACTCCTTCCCCATCCTCGCTGGGAGCTGGTAAGGCATTGATGGCAATAAGGCGCTCTTTCAATATTTCATTCTGTTGCTTGAGCTGTATGTATTTCTCCTGTACCAGGGCTATTGCGTTTTCATATTCAGCTCGTGTCACAATTGGCGCATTATATTCAATCACTTCATGCTGTTGGAGAGCATAAGCGCGGGCGATTTCTTCTGAGACAATTCGGATACGATAAACCGATTGGCTGCTAAAAAATTCTGTGCAATAACTTTCTTCCTTTGGGATGTCAATCTGCCATAGGCCACCATATTCACCAGGCTTAGTGACACGTCCTGCAATGGTGATGTGCCCCATTAGATCAACTACGGCCCAACATTCATTATTTTCAGACATATTTTACAATCCTTTCTCAAAGTGAGGAGTAGCCCAATTTACTAACTTTTCGGCTCGTTCACAAACTCAGTTACTTCGTCGAGCAACTCGGCGATCTGGCTTTTGGCCTTGGGCTTTTTTTTCTCTTGCGGCTCGACGCCGGCGCGCGAGCGCGGGGTAAGGTAAAGTGACTGCCGCAAGGTCAAGAGCAGTTTGCGCTTGGCATCCGAGCGGGCATCCAACTTAGCGATCAGCTCGTAGGTCTCATTGAGAGCGTCTTGAAACTTTGCCAGATCGCGTGGCTCTTTCCGCTTCCGCCGCATGGCCCGATAAGCATCTTGGGCATTCTTGGCTGCCTTCAACGCCGAGGTACGCAGCTTGTCAATCTCCTGGACCTGCTCCATGAGCAAACAATACTCAACCAGAATATCCTGGTCGAGCGCCGTCACGATCACGGCCTCCAGCTCCTCATACAGCGCGAGCATCTGGCGCCATACCTTCGAAGCGGCGGCGTGGCCGGTCAGCGCGCGGGGAGGCGCGAGCGGCAGTTTCGTCTTTGGTCGCAGTGCGCTTTCGTGAGCGCGGCGGGCAGAGCGTGTCGCTTTCGTCTCGGCTCTAATGATCAAATCAACTGGTTTTTTTGCGGGCATTTTCTTACCTGGAATTTCTCAAGTTGAAATTATTTTTCGTTCCGGGGGAAGACAACCGGTATATCGTAAAGGCCATAGAGATTTGCCCCCCCCTACCCCCAGCGGCCATCCTCGATGGCAGTCTTGCGGCTATGGCAGGAGTGACAGAGGGCTTGGAGGTTCTCCCAGGCGTCGGTGCCGCCTTTTGCCTTGGCCAGGATGTGATCCACTGTAGTTGCTAGGGTGATGGTCCCATGCAGGCGGAATGGATCCCAACAGTAGGGATTCGAGCGCAGGAACTTGAGGCGTAATTTGCGCCACTCGGCATCGTAACCACGCCGAAAGGGAGACAGGCGTTTGCTTTCCTGTGCGCGCTGCGCCTGGAGCTGACGTTCTCTTGCCTTGCCCTCGCACGAGAAACAGTAACGCTGATTGGTCAGGTTCGGGCAGCCAGGGGAGGCACACGGGTGGGGAATTCTATTGGGCATGGCTCGGCTCCGAGAATTCCAGGTATGGCTGATCACCCTCCGTGTTTGGAGTGATGGTCTTCAGCAGCCGCTTGAACGCACGGGTCGAGATGGTGTGATGCACACCTCGCCCGCATTGCTTGCATACGCCATGCGCCGTGTCGAGCAGCATCCCGCCGACATCCAGATAGATCACATTCTTGACAAGCACCATTCGCCCCAGCTCATTCCCGCACAAGCAATACTGCATTTCTGTCATCTCGTCCTCAATCTCACATACCCGTCCTGGATGCTAAACGGGGCTTTGGGATGGTCCACCGAATATTTCCGCAGGTAACGCTTTGCCGTTTCTACGGAAACGTCAAGCTGCAAAGCGATCAGGTTGCAAGCCGTGTTGAACGAGGGCGCGTCCGCGGCGAGGATGTACTCACGCAGGTAATCCACCGCCGCTTTCTCCGCCTTATGGTTAAACGCCACCAGGTCGGTTTGCTTCAAACCCTGGCCGGGCGCAACCACTTGCTTCTTGCGCACCATCGCCTTGCTCGCCGATGTCTTCGGGGACTTTCCTGCATGGTATTCTCTGACTGCCTTTCGCTGCGTTTTTAGAACATTTTGTTCGCTCATCCGAGTTCGTCCTTTTGATTAATGTTTCACGGATTTATTGACTCACACACACACACACACACACATACACATACTTAATAGAAGTAACTCGAAATTACTCGTAAAATGGTTGCATTATGATTCGATGATTTGCAACGCATTTCGCTCAAGCTCACTTTTTCGCGATGTTTCACGGACCGGAAGCCGTGCCCGCTTTCCGTTCCTTCCATAGACCCGCAGATGGTCTAGCGCACCCACAGCCTCTTCCCGCTCGGCCAGGAACTGCACCGCTTGTTTCGGCCATTCCGGGAGCTCGCGCGGCGGACGCGGCAACCTCCGGTTGCAGCTCGGGCAGATCGGCGGCAATCCCAACCGCTGACGTGTCTCCTCCAGCTTCGGCTCATACCCGTTGACGATCATCTGAGCCAGCCGCGGATTGGGCTTTCCTGCCGGCGTCAATACCCCACAAGCCCTTGAAGCCCTAGACCAAGAATTCAATAGGGCGTATTCCTGGCGCAGTTTATCCGCTAACCGTATCGTTGCAGCACTTTGCATTTTTCTCGCCTTGTAAACCTTACAAGCAGTCTTCCAAGCCATTCTAGGAGCGTTTGGCAAACGCTTTTCGGGATAGGTTCCCGAACAACCTTCGAGGCCAGGCTTTTGATACCGTTTCGCGACGCGCTTGCCGTATTCCTCGCAAGCCGTTGCTGTACGGAAATACCGCCTTCGCAAGTAGTGAATGTGGCCGAAACCAAGATTAATCGCCGGGACATAAACCTTATTCCCGCGACGATCATAGTATTTAATCCTGCCGGCATATCTACCATTACCCGGTTCCATTTCTCCTATTCCTTGATCGCTTCTCTCTTTCCTTTCGCTCATATTCGATAAAGGCAAGATGCCTTTGGTATCTCTCTGCCTTCCATTGCGCATGTCTCAACGAGTAATATTCCAGGTAGCCTAAGCTTTGGATCTCCCGACGCTCCCTTTCGGCGCGCGCTTGCCTCTCTCTTTCGATTTCCGCTTTCCGCGTCGCGTCGCGAGCATCGAGGGCAGTCGCTCGTCGTTCCCTGTCCGATTTCTCCGCCGCCGCGACGAAATCCTTGAAGCTCATCCTGGCGATCACTTGATTGATGCGTTTCATGTCTCGCCTCCTGCCTCCTGCTTTTTGCATTCGCGCCAGTCGCCCGCACTCCGAAGGAGCATCAATTCCCTTCCTTGGTCTGTTCTTTATTTAATTTTGTCCTGGCCCCTTCCAATACAGCGTCCAGCGCCTTAAGCACTCCTTCGCTGCTTTCCACCTCAAGGACAGGTCGGATATAGACCTCATCCCCGATGATCCGGCTGAGCATATTGATCATCGCCGATAATGACTTCTGGCTTTCATTACCTTGCAATTTCACAATTCTTTTGGACATTTCTTCCTTCCTTTCGTCTTCTCCCTGGGTGGCCGCCTCTTCCAAAGGCGGCCACCGGCTTGGGGAGAAAGAGAGATATGTCAGCGCTCGCTCGCGCGCCGACCCTTAAACATGATGTTAGCTTTTCATTCCAATTGGAATGAATGCCATCTTCGTTCCGCGCCACCAGTACACCACATCTGCCTTGAGCTCCTTCGCCCAGGCGCAGACATCCTCTTTTTCTATCGGAGCGATGCTTTTGTAGCACTCCGCCCCGGGCAGGTCCTTCAAGCGCGGCAACTCGATCGATTCCGGTTCAGCCATATCAGCTCCCGATCAAGGCCGGCTGCCGCGGGATGATCCGCACCTCGACCTTGCCGGCGTCCTTATCCACATAATGCGCCAGGTCCTCGGCGCTGGACTGCATCTCGTCGCTGATCGCCACCTGGATGGTGAAGCTGATCACCCCTGTAACGAAATTGGCCTTGACCGCACTCACCTTGGCATTGGGGAATTCCATGTTGTTCCTCCGTCTATATCAACTCCAACTGCACACCCTCGCCGAAAGCCGCCCGCGCCGCAGCCTTCATCGCCGCCAGTGTCTCGCTCATATCGGCGATCTTGGCGCGGAACTCAGCCTCCGCGAACTCCTCGAACTCGGCCAGCGTCTCCGCCAGGTAATATCCGCCATCCTCTCCCGGCGCCGAGCAGATCAGGCGCCCCTCCCGCCGCAGCTCGCGGATGCAGTGCCGCACCATCCGCTCCGGCGAATCGTAGCCGATCAACCGCACCGCATCCACCAGCTCCGCGCGCCCGATCGCCCTCCCCCGACCCATCCGGTACGAAAGCACTTGCAGCATGGCTCGATCCAGCCCCATTGGCATGTTCCTGATCATCTCATCGTATTCGTGATTCATGCTTTATCACCTCTCGTAAACATGCTCCGCAATATCCGCGGCCATTGATACGTCTCACTTCTTACTTCTTACTCATTACTCGTTCCTGCCTACCGATCTATCGCCGCGCCCTGCTCGGCCAATAGCCGGGCGATCTCCTGCAAACTGATCAACGCCCGCGCCTCGCGCCGCAGGCGTTCACTCTCGGTGAATGCCCGCTCGCCTTCCACCACGGCGCGTAGGCTGCGGATGCCGGCCATCGCTTCCAGCGCCGCAAGGTCACGCGCCATCTTTGCCTTGTTCGGCCATTCGCGCGGCTTGTCGCTCAAGCTCTTGCTCCTGCCGGCGTGCTGTCACGTGGCGGTAGATGCTCCCCAGGATCATCGGCATCCCACTGCACATGAACGCGCCTAACATAAGAAAAGAAAATTGCCAATCAATGATCACTAAGGGAATGATCGTTACCGCCACCCCCAGGCTGACGATCAGGCTCATGTAGCCCTCGGCATACCCTTTACGCTCCGCCCAGGCTACCACGGCGTTGTATCCCCAACCAAAAACGAATAGGAACAAATAGATCAGGGCTATTTCGAGGCTAAATTCCGGCGATTTAATCACTTGGTCTCCATTTATGCTATGCTGAACCTGTGCATAAGCCCAAGGTGAATATACCCACCATGAATATGACAACGAAGGCGATTGCCGCCGCATTTGCCGCACAGACCGGCCCCCAAATTGCCCAGGCAATCAAACCGACGATCACGCCCCAGAACAGCCCTAGGATTATTGCAAAGAGAAGGATATATTTCAGGTTCATTTTTGCACCTTTATCAATATCCCATTTCGTGGCAACCCACTACCTTGTCCAGCCAGTAGGTCGTGCGCGCGGTAAAGCCGGTAATGACTATGTGCTGGTTGGCTCCGATAAGCAGCCCAAGCAGATTTCCAGCATGGTCGGGATCGGGACAATAGTAATGCAGCGCATCGCCGCAAGAGAAAATGCGCGGCTGGCAACTGGTCGCCATATAACTGGCGATTGTGGTCGCTGTCCAGGCCTGCCCAAGGTGCCCCTTCTTGGCGTGGTCGCTTTGCGGCAGCCTCGGCAGTTCCTGCGGCGCGGGGATGGCAACCGCGACCAAGGCAACGATGATCGCCGCCAGTAAGAGAAATATGAGCAGGTAATCCGGGCGTGATAGAACCATTCCAACCTCCTATTCAGTTAATAGCTTCCCCAGCACCTTACCAACTTCATCTTCCGGGTGCCGGTTGATCCATTCCCGCATGAACGCATAGACCGCGTCCGGTATCGGGATTTCCTCCAATTTGGAGGCTTCGATTGCCTCCATCACCGCCTTCAAAAAATCCACGGCAGCCTCCGGCGGCAGCCGATGCGTTTGCGCCTGGCTCCTGCCTTCCAGCAGCTCCGCGATAAAATATCGCCTGACCGAGTAATCGGGGTGCTCCTCTAGCATCCCGGCCAGGAAGTCCGCCGCCTCGTCGGTTATGGGATATTCACCAGGCCCCGCGGTTTTGAGTACGTGGATCGCCGCATCTTTCGCGGCCGATAAGACAATTGCAAGAAAACAGAGTTCCAGGTTTTTCATTGCGCCTCCTTTGTTTCTTGGCGTATGCACATCCAGCGCCCGCCGCTTATCTCGATGCCCGCGGCCTGACGCTTGCTGCTTCGCTCTTTCCTGCGCTTGATCAATTTCATCGCCTCCAACTTTTTCAGTTGATACTCCACGGCGCTCGGTGAGCCAAGAAATGACCCGGCCATGATCTGTCTTAGCGTCGGCGAGTTGCCGTCATGAGTGAATTTGTAGCTCACGATGAAGCGATAGACCACCTGCCAGGTTTCCAGCACCTTTACCACTTCCGCTCCTCGAATAGCCGGTGCGCCACATCCGCTCGTTTTTCTGGCGCCAGCCCTGGCAGCCCGATCAGGTTCAGGAAATCTTCCTCCTCCGGCATGACCATCGTGATTCCGTTCCGTTGGACCCCCCCAAACCTGACTGCACAATCCGAAGGCAGCAATCCACCTTGAATTCGCCTCGTCACTGCCAGGCGCGAGAAATCCGCCGGGCCGGTGCGCAGTAGGAAGATCACGCCCCATTGCGCCGGCGGGCGGACAAGGAAGAGATCCAAGTTGATTTCCTCCGGTAATGCGATCTGCTTGTAGCGCGGTCCGTTCTTGATGAATTTCGCCTCCGGTAAGATGCAACCAAGCATTCCTTCGGCAAAATCCCCCGGCATGGCGACGATCTCGATGTCGCCGACGTCTGCCATCTTGCGCCGTAGGCTGCCGGCGATCTCGATGCGCGTGCAGTATGGGCTTAGCTCCTCCACGAGCTGGTCGGCGAGCTTCTTCGCCAGCGTATAGCCCATCCGACGCTTGAGCCGGCCGATATCAAAGCCGATGCTTTTTTCTTGACGCACCACTTGTCGCAACAT